TATTGATAATTCAGTCGCAAGATCCATAAGAAAACCTTCATGCCTATGCATCTTAGGCATAGTTTCACCTTCTATCCAAACCATGTTTGAATCTCTTCATAATTTGAAAATATTTTTTTATAATCTGGATGAGGTATTATAACTCTTTTTTCTTGGTTATAATCCCCTGTTAGTTGATACCAATCTTCAATCTTTCTCATTTCTCTATTATGATTGTCAAGAAATTTTTCCCAAATTATAACAGGCTCACCCTTCCAATTTCTGTGTTGAAACATTTCTACAAACCCTTGACGCTGCTTAAAACTCTCATAGTGTTCTCTAGTCGCAGTCATGGAATTTTCTAGAGGTATTTGTCGTATATCTGGATTGTAAGAAGTAAAATTTCTTCTTATATAATCTTGTTTTTTTGATATAACATCAAAACAAAACTGTGAAACCTTATCTTCATTAACCATATAAACTAAATCAAAATTCTTCATTATTTTTGTTGCAATATCCATACGTTCATTAAAAGAATAATTTTTTCTTTCTTGTGTATTGGAAAGTTGAAAGGGCATACATTTAATAACGAAGGGAGTATTGTAATTTTTTAAGTGGACTAATCTATTAGTAATTTCTGCATTAGTAAGAATATCTTCATTAACACTATGGTCTATATCAACAGGAGAGGTTTTCATTCCATCATAATGTACTTTTTTAACTCTACCAAACCATTCACTACCAAATTCTAAATTAAAAATTTTATGGATATATCGTTGAACATAAAAGGAACCAGATCGTGGTGTGCATATTAAACATATTTTATTCATTGTACCTCTCCTTCATATCGTTAAACGATATAGTTTTTCCAGATTCAACTCTAACAGATAAAACTATTCTTAATTTTTCTCCACCCAAATTATGTGACAACACATTATGAGGTGTAGTTGCATCGAATATCATTGGGCCATCTAATATCACTTTTTGTAGAATTTTTACAACATCTTTCTTTTTATATGACTGTGCGCCTCCATTATTTGCTGCATATTTAATTCCTATGGCATCTGGTTTATGCATATGACTTTGTTCACTATTTTCTTTCATCTCATACCATACATTATAACTATTGTAGCAACCAACAATAGGTATATTTAATGCCCACTTATACGCTTGGTCATGGTGAATAACAGTGGACATATATTGAGGAGTAACAAATAATCTTGTAACAGTAATCTTATCTTTAAATTGTTCTTCTATCCAATTAAAGAATTGTGGTTGTATAGATTTTAAATCTATAAGTTTTAAATACCAATTTTTAATATCTTCTTCATAGAGATACTTAATATTTTCTTTAACAACGTCTATATCTAAGTGTTTTGCTTCAAAAGGTATGACATGATTAATCATTAAACCACTTTCTTATTTCCTCTATGTTCTTAAATTTCTTTTCATAATTTATATCCAATTTTAAGGGAAGTCGTATCTTAGGGGGTTCATCCGTTTCCCACATTATCCATTCTAGATTATAATCCTCAAAAACATCATATGCAACTTCTTTTGGATCATTTATAAATTTTTCATATTGTATCAAACTACCAGCATTATGGGTATAGAATAAATCCCAAAACTTCTCTAGACGCCTCATAAATGTATCATATTGTTCAGTTGTTGCAATTAGACTACCATTTGGAACATTTTTTTCTAAAAACTCTACTTCTTCCTTTTTATATACAAGATTAATTTTGGTTATTAATCGGTAAACATGACTTAAAAATTGTCTAAACATATTCTTTCGATATAACCATATAGGTTCTGAGTCTAATATTACACCATCTATTTCATTATCAGGTACATAGTGTGTCAGTATTTTTAAAATATGATGTTTATTCGCAAAAGGTGCTTCCTTTATTTTTTCGTATGGATTATTTTTTAACCATGAGGCCGAATCATGCAAACCGTACCTATCGCAAAGATACCTACGGAAATATGTACTTCCACTTCTGCTTGTGGCAACTAGGCCTAATCTGTACGGTTCTTCCATACTTTATATATATTGATATGAAATTCGTGTATGTAACTCCTGAGTGGCGCAACCATTTATTTGTAAATAATGTTAAAGAACATGATTTAATTATCAAGTATGGACAACCATCTTATGGTTATGTAAATGATAAGGAAGGAGACTTTACCGATACTGCATTTGAAATGGATAATTCATTTTATCAATCCCCACCATATAAATTTGATAACAATATTGACTCTAAAACTTTTAGTGAATTATGTTATAATAGAGCATGCCAATTGAGGGATATGGATAGAGAAATAGAGGTTTATGAAGATCAACTGGTTATGCAATATCTAAGAGAAGTGTGTCCTAAAGATCAAATATGTAAATTTAATAAAGATAATCCTAGAATTTTTGGAAGAATTATAGTTACTCCACATGAATATAATTTGTTATTTACACATTTAGATAGAAGGTGGAAGAAAAGAGTCAGATATTTTTTATTAACACAATCTTGGAATGTTCTTAGTAATTATCAGGGAAACGAAATTCCGATATCAAATTTCCAACCTTTTTATTTACATCCTACATTTGAACAATGGGCAAATAACATCTATATTGAGAAAGGCCCAACTACAAGTAGTTATCGAATAACTACGTATAAATATGAGTGTGGAAATATTCTTGCAATAACTTCCGATGGTAAGTGTATATTCACTAGAAGAAAACCAGTTAAGGAGAATAATATAAATGAGTATAAAGAATACTTACGTGATGACTCGTCCTAACACTGGTGTTGCATGGCCGCAACCCAATTCTGGATTTATGGAAAGAGCTCGTCATTATGATAAACTAGGAAAAAGAACTATTCTCTCTAAAAAAGAGGATGAAACTGGACTTAAACAAACCACTATTTCTTTATTCGATAGTGAGAAATCACGTTTTGAATTTGGTGAAGAAACGGCCGTACAAGATTTTCTTAATGAACGTGATATTTATTGCATTAATAAGGGAATAACTGCCCAACAGTCACAAGAAACAGTATGAATTTAGCGAAATTTTATTCATGGTTAATTCTGGCCATTGTATTATTAATAGTATCAAATGTATTAGGTAGGTACTTTTTTGATTGGCGATTTGACTTTGCAGTAGATGTGAGTTGGCAGTTATATGCCATAGTGATTATTTTAGGTGCAAGTTATAGTTTATCAAAAGGCTCTCATATAAGAACAGATATTTACTGGAAGAATTTTTCAGATAGAACTAAGGCAATAATAGACCTTATAGGTTATTGTTGTTTCTTTCCTGCTATTGGTATTCTCACATACTATTCTGCAATGGATACTTGGAGAAGTATTTCTATATGGGAAAAGAGTTCTAATACAATGTTACAATTAATAATTTGGCCTTACAAGGCATCATTGACCCTTGGATTGGTTTTGTTATTAATATATGGAGTTATAGAAGTGAGGAAACTTTGCTTGCGATTGTGATGTTATTGACTATGATTGTGGGCATCTTTGTTGGTATTCCTGTAGCGTTCACTCTCATATTTCTTGCATTAGGATTCGGATACTTCTCTATGGGAGAAAATGTATTCGATCTTGCATACTATAATTTGGTAGGTGCTTTATCTAACGAAGTATTCATGGCAATACCTATGTTTATTTTCATGGGATATATTTGTGAAAAGGCAGGATTAGTTGATAAATTATTTTATAGCCTTAAAAATGTAGTTGGAAATTTAAATTTAGTTGTAATCGTTATTGCAGTATTAGTTAGTTTGTCTACTGGTGTTGTGGGTGCATCTGTTACTTTATTGGGTATCATGGCTGCACCACATATGAATAAATTGGGTTATAATCCTAAATTGACAGCGGGGGTAATAGCGGGCGGTGGTTCACTCATTATGATACCACCATCAGTTCCCTTAATAGTTATGGCACCAACTATGAATCTTAGTATCATAGACTTATATGCTGGTGCATTAATTCCAGGCCTAATGATTGCGGCAATGTATGCAGTATATTGTGTTATTACCCCCCAACCACATAAAAACGCACCGACTGAATATGTTGGAACAGTCCTTTTCCAACTTTTTAGAGATGTACTTCCTTTGACTATTCTTATATCATCTGTAGTAGGTTCTATGCTACTTGGACTTGCAACTTCTACAGAAGCAAGTGCGTTTGGTGCTTTCGGTGCGTTGGTTCTTGCATTGTTAAATGGTAAATTAGAATTAAGCGATGCATTATTAAAAACTGTAGATACTTCTGCCGTAGTTATGTTACTCGCAATCGCTTCTACTATATTTGGTGCGGTGTTTACTGCATTAGGAGGTGATAACGTAATAGTAGATACATTAAATTCCCTACCAATACCACCTTGGGCATTAGTTGGTTGTATACTTGTACTATGCCACCTGTTAGGATGGCCATTTGAGTGGCCTGTAGTCGTATTGGTATTCGTACCCATATTCTTACCTATATTAGTACAATCTGGTGTAGATATGTTATGGTTCGCAGTTTGTTTGGGTATTGTTATACAAACTGCATATTTAACACCACCTGTGGCATTAACGTCATACTATATAAAACAGGTGGTTCCCGAATGGGACTTAGGTATGATATTTAAGGCAATGATGCCTTTTATGTGGATACAGGTTCTTGCAGTAGTGATACTATTTCTTGCACCCAGTATAGCAACATGGTTGCCGAGATACCTAAATAATTGAGTGAAGTGAAAAAGGAGTAATTATGAGATATTTAATAATGGCCATTGCCATACTTTTCTCTACATCTGCGCTCGCAGATACAAAAATTTTAATCGCAAGTTCTTATCCTGCTGTTAGCACATTTAATGAACAAGCACAATTTATCGCAGATAAAGTTAAAGTTCTTACCAATGGTGAAGTCCAAATGGAAATCAAACCCGCTGGTGCTTTGGTTCCAGCCTTCCAAGTTCTAGATGCAACGGCATCTGGTGCAGTTGGTGGTGCATGGACACAGAGTTACTATTGGGTTGGTAAGGATAAAACCCTTGGACTATTCAATTCACCTTTAGGAGGCCCATTCGGTATGGATGGGATAGATTTCCTTGGGTGGATGTTTCATGGTGGTGGACTAGAGATGTATCGACAATTCTATCAAGAAGTGTTGAAACTGGATGTAGTTCCTTTTCCTGCTATGCCTACACAGAATCAACCTTTGGGGTGGTTTCATAGACCCATCAAAGACCTTGCAGACTTGAAAAATTTCAAGTGTAGACAAACAGGTATTAATGTAGAACTATATGCTCGTATGGGTATGCAAACTATCGGTATGCCTGGCGGTGAGATTCTTGCAGCTGGACAGAAAGGTGTAATTAACTGTGCAGAGTTTGTAGGTGGACTTGAAGATGAACGTCTAGGATTTCCTACAATCTGGAAATACTATTATCTAAATAGTTTACATGAACATAGCAATACTGGGGATCTTCTTATTAATGGTCGTATCTGGCGGAGTTTATCTGACTCGCAACGTGCCTCAGTGCGTGCTGCTGCATATGAGTCCTATTTGTGGTGGCTCACTTGGATTCAATCCGAAAACGGACAAGCGCTACAACGAATGGTTAAAAAGCATGGGGTGCGAGTAATGAAAACTCCAGAAGATATTTTAATCGCAGAATTAAAAACCATAGATCAAATGTTTAAAGAAGAAGCATTAAAGAACCCTTGGTTTAAAAAAGTTCTGTTAAGTCAGAGAGCTTGGGCAGAAAAGGTAGTCCCATATAAGAATAAAGCATTTACTCCATATAATTACGCAGCAGATTATTATTGGGGAAAGTAACTGTATTATCTGGAAGAGATATCTTGGGAAGAGATATATAAGGTATGGAAATCTGATCTATGGGAAGATAGAGAAGATATTCCATACCTAAGTACTCTTACATTAGAGTATGGTAAATTAACTAAACAGAGGAAGGCTCATATTAAAGCATATGGTTGGACTTCTAAATTTTTAAGTATAAAGTATATAAGTCATTATGCGGAACCATATGAAGAAATAGTAGGGGTTAACTCTGGTGTTAAATGTGGGTTTAATTTGTTTAGGTCTAGAGGGTTATGGGTACATCCAAAACACAGAGGATTGGGTTTATCAACTTGGTTATTAAATGAAACTATTGACAAAGGTAAGGAAATTGGATGTGAAAATATATGGTCATACCCTAAAAACACCGCTTTACACGCATATACCAGTGTAGGTTTTGAGAAGATTCTTGTAATTGATGATGATAATTGTGTAGTAACTAGACCTATTGTTTTATAAATATAATAAAAAGGTAGGAAACTATGGCTGTACCAACATCAAAATCAACATTTAAACAGTATTGTTTACGTGCTTTAGGTTATGGGGTAATTGATATAAACATATCGGATGATCAAGCCGATGATCGTTTAGATGAAGCACTACAATACTTTTCCCACTATCATTACGATGGTGTGGAGAGGATGTATCTAAAATACCTAATCACTGAAGATGATGTGACTAGGGCGAGGTCAAATCTTACAAACGCAACTGTTACTGATACAGGAGATGCGGTGACAACTGCCTCTTGGAAAGAAGGAAAAAATTATATACCTGTTCCTTCTGCTGTTTTATCAGTAGTAAATGTATTCCCTTTTGAAGAAACTGCAACGAATAATATGTTTGATATTCGTTATCAATTAAGGTTAAATGACCTTTACGATCTTTCTTCTACTTCCATAATCCATTATGATATGACTATGAAACATTTAGATTATCTACAACATATTCTAGTGGGAGAAGTTCCTTTTAGATATAGTGAACATCAGAATAGACTTTATTTGGATATGGATTGGGAGAACGATGTTACAGGTGGTTCTGATTATATCATTGCAGAATGTTGGAGGAAAGTAGACCCGACAACGTATACTGACATTTATGATGATATGTGGTTGAAAAGATATGCAATTTGTTTACTCAAACGACAATGGGGTGCAAATCTTAGTAAATTTAATGGAGTAACTATGTTGGGTGGAGTACAAATGAATGGGGAAACTATTTACTCTCAAGCAGTTGAGGAATGCCAAAGACTTGAAGAACAAATACAACTTGCATTTGAATTACCACCAATGCATATGATAGGATAATTATGGCAGTTAATTCATTTTTTCATACAAGTAATGTACAAGCAATTGCTACAGAGAAAAATTTATATGCCGACTTAGTTGCAGAAGCAATACAAATTTATGGCCATGATGTATATTATCTAGATCGCACACTTACCTCTGAGGACACAATCTTTGGTGAGGATAATCTTGCAAAATTTACCACACAAAATAAGATAGAGATGTATGTAGAAAACGGAGAAGGTGGTTTTGCTGGTGAACGAGAAATGATGACTCAATTTGGTTTACAAAATCTTAGTGAGGTTACATTTGTCGTAAGTAAAAATAGATTTCAAGATTTAACAAAACAGATTACAATTGAATCTGGTACAGATACTTTAAGTGGTTCTATTATGTTAGAGTCAGGAACTTTAGATAGTACTGTAGTAGATATTAGTGGTTCGTATGAGAGTGGTTTTATGATATCAGAAGCCACCTCAACGGATTCAGATAGACCACTGGAGGGGGATTTAGTATATCACCCCATCATGGATAAAATATTTCAAGTAAATTTTGTAGACCATGACGACCCATTTTTCCAATTAGATAACAATCCAGTATATAAATTACAATGTAGACTATTTGATTATAGTTCTGAAGTAATTGATACTGATATTGCAGCGATAGATGCAATAGAAACAGAACTTGTTAATGACGCACTTCGTTATCAAATGACTTTGGAACAGTCCGCCTCTGTTAATGAAAATATCCGATTAGAAATCGGTATAAGTAGTAATGGAGATCAAGGGCTTCTCTTAGAAGAAACGGATGGAGATAAAATCATAGGTGAAAATGACACAAGTGGTGTTGGTGAAAGTATACAACTTGAAGATGGATATTCATTCTTACTTAATGAGGACTATGTAGTAGGTGACTTCAACCAAGATAAAACTACACAGAATGAACTATTTGATTCACTTGATGATGACGTATTAGACTTCTCCGAAAAGAATCCATTCGGTGATGCTGGAGGCACATAATGTTAGGACAACAATTTTATCACGAAACCATGAGAAAGGTGGTTGTTGCGTTTGGAACTATATTCAACAACATACATTTGGTACGTAAAGATAACAGTGGAGCAGTAATTCAAACTATGAAGGTTCCTCTCGCATATGGACCAAGAGAGAAATTTCTTGTTCGATTGCGTGAGGATGCAGACCTTACTAAACAGGTTGCGGTTACTCTTCCACGAATAGGGTTTGAAATTAAAAATTTAACTTATGACCCTGCTAGAAAATTAAATCGTGTTCAACAATTCAAAAAGGTAAAAGGAGATAAAGGAGATCAATTAGATACCCAATATATGCCTGTACCGTATAATTTAGAATTTGAATTGTATGTAATGGCAAAACAATCTGAGGATGCCTTACAAATTGTTGAACAAATACTTCCCTATTTTCAACCCGATTACACAGTGACTATTAATGATATGACTGAAATGGGTGTTAAAAAAGATGTTCCCTTAATACTTAATAGTGTTGGGTATGAAGATAACTATGAAGGAGAATTTGCCGCTAGACGAGCGATAATATACACTATGGGGTTTACTGCCAAGTTTTATCTTTACGGCCCTGTTAATTCACAGAAGGTTATTAAAACTGTACAAGCTGATCAATTCACAGATATGCCTGATAAATCACCTAGAAGGGAACAGAGATTTACAGTAACACCATCGCCTGCAACTGCTGATGCTGATGATGATTTTGGGTTTAATGAAACGACATCATTCTTTAGTGATGCACAACGATTTGATTCAGAAACAGGTGAAGATACAGAATAATATGAGATGTCAGAATTAGCCGATGTAGATTTCTATGACGAAATTGCAAAAAGAAGTGCAATTCGAGCAAAGAAGACCAGTTCTAGTTTAAGAAAAATTAATTCCCAAGTGGATAAATGGGATGATAATACGTGGGAAAAAACTCCAAATAAAGACCTCATATTATTAGCAAAATATAGGAGAGGTATAAATTTAGATATCTCTGCTAGATGTCCACTAGCATGTCCAAGGTGTAGAAGGCAGGATTATAGAGATTTAATTGATCTAAATGTTTTATCAAAAGTGCCAGGTCATGATATGGCAATTGAAGAATTTGATAAAATTCTCATGCATTTTAATAAAATTTTATTTTGTGGACAAATTTCTGATCCAACTGCACACCCTAAATTTCATGAATTTCTCCGTAGATGTTATGAGGAAGATGCATACACCACTGTTGCTACTTCTGCATCTCATCGTTCAAAACAATGGTATAAAGAGGCATTTGAAATAAATCCAAAAGCAATTTGGAGAATTGGAATGGATGGTTTTCCAGCAGAAAGTCATAAATATCGTATTAATCAAGATGGTAAAAAATTATGGGATATTATGTTAATGGGTATTGAGATGGGAATGTCTATAGAACAACAGTGCATTGTTTTTAGTTATAATGAAGATCATATAGATATGATACAAGAAAATGCTATAAAACATGGAATAATATTTCTAAAAATGTATTCCTCACGTTGGCGAGGTGCTGATGATCCTTTAATGCCCGATAGTGAAAAAAATTATTTAAAAAATCCAGTTACACCTATGCATAATTCTCACCTATTAGAAGATATGGATGATAAAAAACCTTGGGTAGAAGAAAAATGGTTTAAAGGTAGTACATTATGGCGAGATTGATATATCCTAAATGTTTATCTGGTAAAGGATATGGTTATTCCGCAAGAGGATGGATGATACCGTGTTGTTGGTTAGACCCTTTACCAAAACCTATGGGACATGGAGCCCAATCAATGTATGATGAAGTGGAAAACAAATTTTTTACAGAAGAATTAAAATTATCAAATAATGATACCCTAGATGATATTATCAATTCTGATACTTGGACAAAATTTTATGATGATCTTATAGAAGACCAATCCAATGCATTAGGATTATGTAAAAGATATTGTGGAAAAAAGAAAAGTACTAAAAAGATGGAATTTTATACGGATGATCCTTTACCATCAGAAGAGGATGTCGATGAGAAAAGAAGTGCGAACTCATCAAGTGATATAAATGTAATCTTTCCAGAGGAAGGAAAATGAAAATGAATAAAACTATAGATAAAGAACTTGGTGTAGTACAAGATCCTCTACAACAAGGTATAGAAGAAGAACTTTTTTCACCAAATTTGGCGGAGAAACATCAAGAAGTTACCAAGTTAAAAGAAATACCTTGGGATGCTGATGAAAATGATGTAGAGAGAGATTATGAATATCAAAGAAAACAATTTTATAATTTGGTTGAAAAGGGTTCAACTGCGATTGACGGAATACTTGAACTCGCAAAAGAAGGCGAACATCCAAGAGGATATGAGGTTGCTGGAAATCTTATCAAACAAGTCGCAGAAGTTACCGAAAAACTAGGTGACTTACAAGAGAAGATGAAAAGGTTACAGGACGTACCCAACTCTGCACCAAAGAATGTAACTAATGCATTGTTTGTAGGTTCTACGGCAGAGTTGCAAAAATTGATAAAAGAAAAGAAATAAAAATGACTTCAATACATGCTGGATCGCATCAAAGCATTTCTATCATGAAATATTGGGAGTTCTTTAATTATATGAGTTATCATGGATCGGAATGTACTTTAATATTAGGGGATAGATTGCCCTATAATTTACCCAAGATAGAACATATTTTTAAATCTTATCAACATTTTTTTTCTACTTCTATAAAATTTCCCAAAATAAGAACCGTAAATAAATCTATATGGGAGCCTTTATCTAATGATACACAAAATAATTTTAAAGTATTCAAAGCTTGGTCATGGGAAAATTGGGATAAAAGAGATGATATATGGCCTCTAAAACTACCTAAAGTAAAAAATCCCAAATATATTTCAACATCTATAGTAAAATCAAGAGATGGTAAGTATTTTCGACATAGAGATATACCAGCAGAATATGTCGATGAGTTAATAAACATATTAACCCTAAATAATAATGTAATAAATTTAGGCGACAGTAGAGGGTTTGAAAGCGCAGAAGAACTTATAGATAAAATTGAAATTATAAGAAATAGTAAATTTTATATTGGTTCTGAGGTATCATGGAAAGATATTGCTAAAATTTTTGGAGTATATACTATAAGAACACTGCCTGGAACAACCCTTCCACCCTTAGATAATTCTATCAGTGAGGAGGGTGTATTGGAGGAAGAAGGACGTTATGACTGACCAAGTATATTTGGGTAATCCTAATCTAAAGAAAGCTAATGTTCAACAGGAGTGGACTGAGGAAGAGGTGGCGGAATATGCCAAATGCATGAAAGATCCAGTATATTTTATACAAACGTACATTAAAATTGTTAATATTGATGAAGGTTTAATTCCCTTTAAGTTATATGATTTTCAAAAAGAAATGGTAGGTACATTTCATAATAACCGTTTTACTATTTGTAAATTACCTAGGCAGTCAGGTAAATCTACTACTATCATCGCTTATCTGATGCATTATGTGTTGTTTAATCCAACTGTTAATGTTGCTATTCTTGCGAATAAGGCTGCAACCGCAAGAGATTTGTTAGGGAGATTACAACTTGCATACGAACATTTACCTAAGTGGCTTCAGCAGGGCGTTATGTCATGGAATAAAGGTTCTTTGGAACTTGAAAATGGTTCAAAAATATTGGCTAGTAGTACCTCTGCTTCTGCCGTGCGTGGTGGTTCTTATAATATTATATTTCTTGACGAATTTGCTTATGTCCCATCAAACGTGGCTGAACAATTTTTTAGCTCAGTTTATCCCACTATAAGTTCTGGTACTACCTCAAAAGTAATGATTGTTTCCACACCACATGGTATGAATATGTTTTATAAGATGTGGACAGATGCAGAAAATGACAGAAATAGTTATGTTCCAATTGAAGTCCATTGGAGTGAAGTGCCTGGAAGAGATTCTAAGTGGAAAGAAGAAACCATAAAGAATACAAGTGAACAACAGTTTAATACTGAATTTGGATGCGAATTTTTAGGTTCTATTGATACACTTATATCTGCGAGAAAACTTAGAACCCTGTCCTTTGTAGAACCTATACAAAAAAATGCTGGTTTAGATGTATATAAAAGGCCACAAGAAGAACATACCTACTTTATTGCAGCAGATGTATCAAGGGGAACGTCACAAGATTATTCTGCATTTGTTGTGTTTGATATTACACAAATGCCATATACTATAGCAGCAAAATATAGAGATAATGAGATAAAACCTTTAGTATATCCTCAAAAAATATATGACCTTGCACGAGCATATAACCAGGCGTTTGTTTTAATAGAAATTAATGACATTGGAGAGGGGGTTGCAAATACTATGCAATTTGATTTGGAGTATGATAACCTTGTTATGGCAAGTATGCGAGGTCGATCAGGACAAGTCCTTGGAGGGGGGTTCTCAGGGGGTAGAGCACAATTAGGAGTAAGAACAACCAAGGCAGTAAAAAAAGTAGGATGTTCTAACCTTAAACAGTTAGTGGAAGATGATAAACTTGTCATACAAGATTACGATTTTGTTAATGAATTATCCACATATATAGTTAAAGGACAATCATGGGAAGCGGATGATGGTTGTACTGATGATCTTGTTTCGTGTGGTTTCCTTTTTGCTTGGGCATCTGATCAAACTTATTTTAAGGAATTAACTGATTTAGATGTTAGAATGAGAATGATTAAAGAAAACCAAGAAGCCCTAGAACAAGATATGGCACCATTTGGATTTGTTGTGACAGGTTTAGAAGATGAAAACATAGGACAAATGGTAGACGAATATGGAACAAAATGGAGTCCTGTTGTAAGAGATTACAAAAATAATTGGTAGGAGATTAAAATGGCGATTAAAGGAACTTTAATATTTACTAGACCTAACACTGGCGTTGCATGGTATGAACCAACTGATGAACAGAAGGCAACGGTTAAAGCTGCCTTTGGTGATACTGGATTGCGAACAAGTTCAGCAAAAAATATATATGATTCAGAAACTATTTCAGCTGATGGACTTAAAAAAACTTGGGTATATACTTTTGCAAATTCAGATG